CGGGTGTCGCAGTCCTGATTAAGTTTTAGGGATACGCGAATATATAAAGCCGCAACTAAACCCAGTGGGACGCCGTTGCGGGGGCGTTGTTTATTCATTAAATATGAGTGATTGGTGGTTGGTTACTCAGGGCCTGTTATAAGGAAACCAGCGTTGGACGCGTTGGTTGAGTAAGCTCCTTTGGTGGCTACCGTGCTGGTTGTGGCAAGATTGCTGCCTCGGGATGCTGTTTGGTAGAGGTGGACGTTCTTGTTGGTCTCGTTGGCCATTCTTTCATTTGGGCTTGGTTCTCGGATTAGACCTCCTGGGGGGCTTAGGGCAGCGGAGGATGAGACTCCTTCGAAGAAGTCGAATGCTGCAAACTTGTCTGCTTCTTTGTAGTTTTGGGAAGCCCAGTTGGCAGGAGGTTGATTCTTTCTGAGGGCATAATTCCAGATGATCTTAGCGAAGTACCTGCAGAATCTCCTGAGGGTTGAGTGCTGTCTTACCACGCCTGCTAATTGGTATAGAGGGATCTTGTCTGACGTGGAGTTTCCTTGCACCTGGACCGATTCGGAGGAGCCTGAGTGGTAACAGAACCAAGCAATTTTGATGGCGTTGGCGGTGAAGTCAGCCTCCTGCAAACCTAAGGTCTTCCAATCCGTAGCAATGGCTTCGAGTTCTGTGATGGATGGTACTAGGTTGGACTCTATGGTTAGGGTGAGGGTGTCAAGCTGCTCGTCAGTGGGCGCTGAGAAGAGGGTCTTCTTAGCGTCTGTCATATTTGTCTTCGAGCTTTTGGGTAACTTAACCGTGGTTGTGGGGTTTGAGCTGGGAGATGACTTTGGCGAGGTCTGGAGAGGCGGGGCAGTTGGTGAAAGCTGAGTGTCCATTGATGAGGACGTAACATCGGTCATCTTTGGTTGTGTAGTGCAGGACAAAGAGGGTTAGAACAAGGGCGAGGGCTCCCACGGCGGCTAAGTGCATAGATGACGGCTGGGAGGATGATGGCTAGGACTAAGGGTATAGTTTTTTGAGGTCCGCTGCGGGTTCCGTTTGGGCTGTTGTAACCAATCACTTTTGTTCCGTCGCGGTAATAGCCTCCGTGTGGTAGGCTATGGATATTGTCCCCTGTGTGGGGTAAAGTAGACCTAGTTAAAGTAAATACTAATACGGCTAGACTAACTCCTACTACTGCTGCGAAAAGGGTTTTTGAGTGGTCAGGGGGCGGGGTGAGGTGTATCGGGACTCCGGACATGTAGTTCCTGGGTGTGTCGGGATAGGGCTATGTAGACTGAGCTTTTGTCGGGTAAGCTGGCGAGTGGAAGGGTGGAGAGTACAGTGACCACAGGGAATTCTAGACCGAGCACTTGATCTGGGCAATAGAATTTTGCTCCGTGGGCCTTGAGCAAGGTGGCAACTTCTGGTGTGAGGGCTATCAGGGTGCCGAAGAGGGGGGATCCTAAGACTGGCAGTATAGACTTTAGCTCGGCGTCTCCCGTGCCTTCGAGGGGGATGTTTAAAGTCTCCCTAATCAATTTGGCAGTCGATGAGCCAAGCCTATGGCTGGTGGTCTTGATGAAGTGGGGGCTCTGGTGGTTGTTTCTGTGTTGCAGAATGTCGGCGAAGAGAGCTTTGTATCCTTTGGACTGTCCGATGGGGTACTCGTCCAAGATGTTGAATGTGTGTTGCGGTGGGTTGGAGGTGAAGGGCAGGATGGATGTGCAGGCTAAGGTTGGTGGGTCGGGGGGTCCGTTGGTGTGGGCTCGATAAGTGTCACTCTGGGCTAAGAGCTTCCTAATTAGAGTTGACTTGCCAGCGCCTGCGACTGCATGGACGACTAGGGGCTCAGAGAGGGGTTTAGTGGTACGGGAGTATCCTTCGGACAGCAGTAGGTTTGTTAGTGTATTCATACTAGTAATTTGCGAGAATCTCATTACCACCAAACTTAACAAGTGTTCTAACGGTTGTTTGGTGGTCCCTCATCTGGTTTTCGTCAAAGATTTCATACAGCTCGTCCTTGTGTTGATAAGCAAGTGCCACATCCTGGCTGTAACTGTTTACTGTGTCCTTGATCTTGTTCTGTTTGATGGCTAGAGTGAGGTTGGCTTGCAGTTTCTTAGGCTCTTTGATCAGTCCCAAGGGGGTGATGCTGTAGCCGCAGAATTCTGCCCACTCCCCTTTCTTTTGCTTGTAGAATAAGGGTTTGGAGGTGAGGGTGAGTTGTTTGGCCACTCCTTGGAAACTGGCTTTCTCAGTGGGGATCTTTGAGAAGGCAGTGTCGTCTCCGGCATACAGCTGGGCAGTGTCATCTGATATGTGAAATCTTGTGTGGTTGAAGGCTATATTGCACTCAGTGTTTGCATCAAATGTGGGTCCTTCTCCCGTGAGGCGCATGATTGCTAGCACGCCGGTGAAGACCTTGGCATTAGTTTTGATGTCTATGTAGCCTTGGATGATTGCCTCTGGTATACTGTGGTGTTTGGCTTTGAGGACCTCGAATTGCAGCATCGCGCCATCTTGTGATTGGTCGAACTGTGTGAAGTCGTTGGCGTAAGCTGGTTGATCGAAACTCCACTGGTCCTTGATGAATGTGGTCAGTTGTTGCGGGGTCTGCTCGCAGTTTAGTTGAATGTTTGGGGGTTGGAAGGCTTGCCTGATCCTCCTCATGTAGCGTGCCATGGTGCCGTAGAGCATGACTGTGGCTTGTTGAAATGAGGCTAT